GGAGTTGCTGTCACAGAGCAACGATACCAACCGTTGCCTGCGGGTTCGATATTGGCTGTGGCATTCGCCCCAACGGTCCCTTTTGTTCCGGCGCTTAAGTCGAAATATGCGTGGCAATTCAGAGGAAATCCATCGCCGCATTGGAGATACATGAAATTACGACCGTCAGCTTTTGCATATATTGAAAAAGTGTGCGGCACAAGCGAACTCAAAACCGCTGTCCGGTAGGTCATGTGAGTTCCAGTGCTGCTATCCTCAATTAGTTTGTCTGCATTCAGCGTTCCTGCTGGGTCTGTGGTCGCGTTATCATCTACGCTAGATCTTAGCTTGATCCATCCCGAATGGTCAAATTCTTCGCTCCTCAAAATCAAATTCTCAGGCGCATACTCAATCAGGCCCGCAGCATTTACCTGCGTGGCTCCTGATCCGCGAGAGAACTTCGCAGCAGGCCCGCGACGGCTTGTGATTAGCGCACCGCCTGCCGCTGCCGGATCGGTGGTGAATGAGCGATCAAGCGCGAAGGCAAGGTCGAGAGACAGTCCATCAGGATTGAGCGCCCCGCCGCCTTTCAGCATGTTTCCGAGTGAGTATTGCATGATTACCAGCGAAGCTGCATGTTTGAATTAGTGAAGATGCGGTTTGAGATCAGCGTCTGCGTGTGCTGCTCGTCGAGGCGCATCAGTTCGTCCTGAAGGATGAGATCGGCTTCTTGGTCGGCAACAACCGCACGCTCCTGCTGCCCTTCCGCACGCAGATAGTCGGCATAGGTGCCGTGTGCGAGATACTCGAACCACTCGTCTGGGATGAAGAACGACTCCAGCGATCCGCTGCCATACAGAATGTCGTGAGTCGCCTTGTAGGTAACCCATGCCAACGACGGGTTGAGATTTCCTGCGACGATGGTGGCACCCAGTGCGCCGACCGTGAATTCGTAGTCCTGCACGCTGGCAGACAAATACGGTTGGTCCTTCTGGATGCGCAGGAACGTGTCTATGGTGCTCTTGCCGCTCTCAGCGTAGGGAACGTAGCCCAGTGCTGGCCGGGCCGTTCCTGTGCCACTTCCTGATGTCGTGGCGACGAAGTATTGACCCACGAGGTTCTGGGTCGCACCGATCTGAGTGAAGTCTGTGGTTCCGATCGACTCGATAAAATACCCAGTGTTGGCGACCACCGAGGTGGCGTTGACCGGATCGGCAGACATGTATCGTCCCTCGCCGATCTTCAAGAACCGGGTCCAGTAATTGGTCGCACGATACGCCTTTTTTGCCCGGCGATTGATCAGTGCTCGGATCCGTGGCAGTTCGATGGTGGCGAATGCGACACCGCACAAGGCGCTGATCAGCTCAATCAACTCGTCGTATGTGCGTGTCTTCATCGAATCAGATTTTGTTAACTGCTAGATCAGGTTCAAGTCGTTGGAAGTCCTTCATGAACTCCCTGTCGTCCCAGCACTCGCTACCGTATTTCTGAGCCATCAGCAAGTATTCCCGCTGCGGAATCTCTGCAAGTTTCCGAAGTGTGCTTTTGGCATTCACATGCTGCCGATCTTTCGCTGCGATCAGTGCCGCATCGTTCTCGCGCTTTTTCGCCATCTGCTCGACAAATGCACGCCCACTGCACAGTTCACGGATCAATGCTGCGTTCATTGCAGCTTCAGATAATTGGATCATTGGGGTATAAAAAAGCCGGGGAGCGGGATTGCTCCTACTCCCCGGCAGTTGAGTTTGATTAGCTCAGGTATTGAGCCGTGTCGATGATCTTCAATCCGATCACCACAACCCCGGTGGTCTCACCAGATGTCAGCGCAGCGGATGTCTTGGCATACACTGGCACTGGCGTTGCGGTGGCGTTGACAGGCTTTGCACCACCAAGGTAGGTAGTGGTTGCTGCCGTTGCTGCGACGAACACGCTGCCTGTGTTGTTGAGCGGGGCGATGGCGGATGAACCACCAATGGTTCCGGCTGCCATCAACTCGGTGGGAGTCGCGCTAGTCCCAATTGACAGAGTCAAAGTGGAAGTCGCAGTGAATCCCTGTGGCCGTGCAATCGTGACAAGATCAATGCACCCACCAGCAGGGATGGTTGCGATTTGATACGTGCCAGCTTGCAGCGCAACAGTGTTGGCGATGATGTCGTTGTGGGACAGGCGGATGATGTCCGTATACGGACACTTTTCGTTATTTGATACTTTAGCCATATAATTATTATATCTATTATTGATCTATCTAATGGATTACAGTGATGCACCAGTGATCTTGCCGTGAGCACCGGGGTGCTTAACGCAGAGAGTTCCGGTCATGTCAACGAAACCGCGAGGACCACCACCTTGGTCTTCGAGACGCTTTGATCCCATTGGGATGAGCGTGTTGAATGCGAGGTATTTCGGGTTGATGATGTAGCCAGTTCCAGCGAGGGTGCAGGCCGGGTTGGCATTAACGATTTTCAGCATGCCGAAATCTGAGTCGTATACGCTAACAGAAAGCGTAATCGTCTTGCTGGTTGCATCCTGATTAACGGTGTAGATATTCTCCACACTGTCACCATCTGAGCGCGTGAAGTTGCTGATCACCCGGCGAAGAGCAGTGCCTGCAACGAGTGTCAGCGCATTCATTTCGCCATTCTGCGCGAAGATCGATGCGAGGATCGTGTTGAGTTCAGTCTCAGTTGGAGTTCCTGCCTTGATCGAATCCGCAGGTGTGCGGTATGCGGATGGGATAGCAGTGGTGCCGTTGTTGATCCATGCACCGAGTCCACGCATGGTGTAGGGAGTGCCTGCACCGTTCTCGACGGTGAAGTCTTGCGTGCCGGAGATAGTCGCCTCGACGTTGCGTTTGACTTGTTTAATCGCCTTCACTTCGGCCTGTGCAAAGTCGGCTGGACCAACAGAACTAACAGCTTGCTGCAAGTTAGAAACGAGGTAATCATCGCGAAACGTCTGAACGTAATTTCCTAACCGACCGCGGTTAGAAAATTGGTTGGTGAACGATGTGACGTCTGCACCTTCGGCGATACCAGCAGTGGTCGGTGAGGCCAAGACATCGACGGTCCACTCAGTGTAGGTCGAGTTTGCCTTGCCCTTCGAGCACAGACTGAGGAGAGGAGTTTGCTCAGGCGCGAGGATGGACAACTCGGTGGAGAGGTCTTCGCGATTGGAAACAGAGGATCCGAGACCCGACTTTACAGCGGGTGCGTTTGGTTGGTAGGTATTGGAAATAGCCATAATGGTATTAGTAGGAATTAACTCAATCGTGCAACTCTTGCGGCAATCCAGTCAGATTCGGAATGAGATTTTTGAAACTTCTGCTCTAGCTGATCAGCGACTTTCTTTGCAGACTTCGGTGTGCTCTTCGCTGCGCCAACACCAAACGGAGTCCCTGATACTTTTGACCGGGATGGTTCCGCTGTTTTTGCGCGAGTTGCTACCTTAGCTGTTCTCTGCATCGACTTCGCTGCGTGTGCCAAGAGGTATGCCAGTTGCGGGGCAAGGTCTGGGACACGTAGTTTCACTTGTGCGACGAGCGGGTCTGCCATCATCGCGAGGAATTGTTTGACCAGAGGAGAGTCCTCGTTGGCAAACTCAGGAATCTCCTGTGGGATCAGATTGGTAAGGTGCTGTTCCAGTGCTACACGTTGCTCGCGTTTGACGAGTTCTGCATGTTGCGCTGGGATAAACTTTGCCAGTGATTCCCGGGCATTCCTGTTGGCTTTCTTGATCTCACGCTTTGTGAATTCCCGGTCGCCAATGACAATGATGTCATCAAGACCGTAGTCCTCATGCTCGTCCAAGATATGATCGGTGTCTTTAGCCACTTTCTCCATCTCCTTGACCTGCGCCTGTAGGGCATCGACCGTATCAATATTTGAAAACGGATTCTGCTCTGCAGGTATAGCTTCAACTTGTGGTTGGGCCTCCAACTGACTTTTCAATTGCTCCTCGAGGGCTTTCTTCTGAGCAGTCAACTCACCGACTCGGTGCAGCAGACGACTCTTGCCCTTCTTAGCCAATTCTTGGATTTGCTCTGTCGTGAGATTGAGCAAGTCAATTTCTTCGCTTTCCTCCTCAGCCTCTTCTTCCTGCTCTTCTTCCTCTTCGGTTTCCGCTTCCGGTTCTTGATCGTCATCGATCAAGCCGTCTTCGTTCTCCTCGAGGTCGTCATCGCCGGAATCATCTTCTGATTCGGTATGCATTCCAATTCGTTGAGCAACAAGTTCCTCAAACGACATGTTATCGATCACTGGTGTATCTGCCCCAGCGGTGGCATCGGATTGCTTATTCATAAAATCACCATTTTCGCTAGGCGTTAGCGTGTCGCTTCTATCGCAGGATGGATGTGAGGTGTCAATAAATCCCCAAGCACACTGCGTATCATTCAGGAGCTGATGCCAGCATTTCAAGCATCTCTGACAGTGTGGAGATGCTGCCTGTGATCTTCATCACCTCATTCGAGTCCACTGCTTGGCGAAGGTCGGCAAAGAATCGTTCACGTTCGTCTCTAATAAATGAGACAATAACTTTGAATTCATCTCTGTCAGATAATGCTTCGACTGACTGAAGTAATGTTAACTTTGGTATCTCGGTTATCATATAGATTATTTGCGCTTCTTAATTCCTGCTTGAGACATTGCGATTGCAACTGCCTGCTTTCGGCTTTGCACCGTTGGAGCTTTTGCTGGTCCTTTTGGGTTGCGCCCGGAGTGCAGGGTGCCGGATTTATACTCACCCATGACCTTTGCGACCTTGGCTTGCTTTCCTGCTTTTGTTGTTGGTTTTCTCATATGCGTTACGCTCTTGATTTGCTGCCGCTGCACTTCCACTTCTTGCGTGAGAGATTGTTTGGGCTGTTAGGATCAGATTTCCAGTCACCCTTGATCTTCGCAGATCGAGCGCAGTAGCTGTCACCCTTTGATGTGCCGGGCGAGATTGTTGCACCCTTCTGCCCAAATCTGACTGTCTTCTTCCGGCCAGTGTCGGGATTGGTGACGACCTTCTTGAACTTCTTTTCCATAAATATGGTTATTGTTGCATTCCTTGTGTTTGCATTCCTCCCATCTCAGCCGGGGCCGTGCCGATCTTGCCGATCTGCGCGTTCTGCATCTGCTGCATCTGGAATTGATATTGCTCGGCATACTTCTGAAGACGCTGACCGAATGCCTCGTCGGACGATGCACGCTGTGCGACGTCTGGTTGCTGCACGTAGGCTTGAAGCATCTGCATCGCGATCTGCGCACCGTTTGGCCGGGCAGGCACCTCGATGCCAGCGTAGATCTTCGCGATGTCGTCGGTGACCTCCTTCATGACCTTCTGCTGTGCCTCCTCGGCAGGCTGGAGCACGTAGTCGGCAAACATTGGGTTGATTGCCTGCGCGGAGAATTCGAGAAGTTTGTCGGTGTCCAGACGACCATTGCGGTCGAATTGCAGCAGACTCACCATGTTCCGCAGTTGCGTCTCTGCAACCTCAGGATCCGACGATTGGGTATCAAATGATACCACGATGGAGAAATTGTCGTCGGGCGACCCCTTCGACATGATCTGACCATTCGGGTTCCCAGTCACTTGGAAAAACACCTCGTCAGGGCCAACACGCTGATAGAGTTTGAATGCCATCGTCAGCACATCACGCACATGGTCGAGAAATTTGTTGATGTAGAATTGCTGCTTGATGGTCGCCAGAGGATTGTCGAGATCGAGACCAACGGCACGGTCGGCTTGAATCTTCATCGCCATCTCGATCTCCATCGACCCTTGATCCATTTGCGGCACCGGGCCGAATGCGATCTCACCGAGGCGACGGTATGGCACCCTGCGACCCGGTCCCCAGTCGCTTGGTGGTCGCCCGGCAGGGTGCATGATCGGTGGCAGTGTTGCTAGAGATGCCCGGTCGATGCGTGAATCACGCTCGGTCTTGATTTGCATCTGCGGACCACGACGGATGTCGGAGAACGACATGGTCTCATACATGCGCTTTTGATCGTTCGCGAGACGAGTCACCACGAATGGATAGTCATCCATGCCATTGAGCAATTCATGTTTCGCGTAGCCTTCTGCGTTGGGGTGGAAAACGGTGCAATAGATGCCCTCAGAGCCGTCCTCCTCATCGATAAGGCGTTGATATGCGTAGACC